TCTGTGGACTGAAGCGGGATAAAGCTAGCCGGGCTAGCCGTGCCGGTCACGAGAATTGCGCCGGTGATACGGTCGACCACAAAATAGGGGGTGCCGGTGCTCATTTTTTAATCTCTACGCAAGTGATTCTTGGAAAAGTGTAGGCGCTGGAAGCTGAGTTATCACTATATTTGCCTTGCAATTTATAGGTGTAAGTTCCAGCAGCAGGAGTATCTACAGCATGAATTGGTACAATAACTCCGTTAGTAGCTGACTCTAAGGCCCCCTGCGGGACATCACTAAAAGCATGAACATAAGGATCAGTATTTGTTAACACAGTACTATCTCGCGTAAGCCTAAAGTGGTTTGTTCCGCTTGCATCTGTAGAATCAAGACTAATACCACTAGTAACTTGGGAGAAAACTAAAACTGGCCCTCCTTGAGTAGTCATAGCGACAGTAATTAAATCGGCATAAGTTGCTGTTAAAGCTACACCGGTTGCACTTGAAGTTGCTACTACATTTGCGGTTATGGCGTTATCTTTGACGTGCTTAGTATTAATCTGCTTGCGCACCTCGACCATGTCGAAGTCAAAGGTTGTGGTGCTAGAGCCACTGTAGCTTTGGCCCACCTCAAAACTCACCCACTGGCGGCTGGCGGGCACCGTGTAGGTGAGATCATAGAACGTGAAGCCTGAAGTAGGAGTAGTCGACAGAATAGTAGTAGAACTGTCTAGCTGGGAGCCAGTACCGGAAGTATTATCAATGAAAGGCCCGGCCGGCTTAGCACTCCGTTCGAGAGCCAAAACAAGAAGAAGGGGACCGGTGCCCCCATTAGAGCGCTCATGTACACGTATATTGTATATTTCACCTGGGAGCACAGGGAAAGCAGCCAGTGTGGCCATAGATTGAGTACTGGAGGCGGTTGTCACCCGCATGACCTTGGTGCCCTCGGGGGCCGTGGTGCCGAGTTCCAATTGACTAAGCGTTCCGTTTACTCGGGGTATCCATCCCTGGATGCCAGTCTCAAAGGTGCCGTTGGGCACCAGGTTATCGCTAAAGCTAGTGCTCTGGTTGTCTGCTGTGGTGAGTTTACGCAAGTAAAGCTGGTCGAAAGCAATTGCCAGCCCATTGTTGGTGGAGCTAGAAGAGGCCCGTAAGCGTAGCCGGATAAAGCATGCAGAACTAACTGTTACCTGGAAAGTAAAGTTATATCGATTGTAGGTTGTCAGAAGGTTGTTGCCGCTTATGGGGACCAAATGAAGGTTCGCCATGGTCTCAACAATACTGGTACCCGTGGTATCCATAGCTTCCGCGGTAAAGAAGACTTCTGTAGACGCATCCGCAGTAATGCTGCCACCTGTGACTTTCGCGACACACTCAAAATAGTAAGTATCTCCGACTCTAGCGGGGATAAGTTGAGTAAGAGTAGTGTTGACCAAGCCTCCTGTGACTAGAACATAGCGTCGGTACCAATCACCCGCGAAAGCTTCGCCCCCGACGTTTGTTACTAATGCTCCCTCTATTTCCCCTGTATCAATAGCCTGTTGGCCAAGCTCGCTGGTGGGGTTGGGAAAAAGGTTGTCAACGTTGCTGTTGGCAAATTTGCCTGCTAGTACGGCATTATTGCGGATAATGTTAGTGTCTATGAGACGGCGAGCGTAAAAATCATCCCCATAAAGTATTTTGCCGCTGTCGGCAGCACTGCCCACAGCAAAGAAATAGAATTGTACATAAGCAGAGCCTGCTGGGGCTGTAACGTTTTTGTTTGTTTGGGCTGTGTAAGTGGTAGTAGGGCTAAAAGCAACATCTACAGCGCTTACTTCAGCTAGAGAAGTGTTCAGAAATTGAACCTTGAGACCACCACTACTGGCAGCAACACTAGCGCTGCTTTTGTAAAACCCATCAAAAGTGAAAATTTCCCCTGCATTACAAGCAGTACGGTAATTGAGGCGAACCACATTATTGACACCCACTCCACCATAAGTTACAGAACGGTAGAAACTCCCCGTCCGGGCATTCGCTGCATCTGCTGCGGCATTGAGGCCATTGCCCTCGGGGTCGAGGCCTTGAGCCACTGCGCCCATTTCACTCGTTGGGTTGGGCATCAGGTTGTCGCGGTTGCGATTGGCAAGCTGGAGGTCGAAGACACTATTCTCAGCCAGCTCGACGTTGGTGATGCTGCCGGGGTCGATGTCTGCGCCCGTAAGTGTCCGGGTGGCCGCGGCCGAGATTTTGCGGAGCCAATCCCAGAAAGCGTGACTGTCTACTGGGGGCTGAATGTTGCCGGGCTGGAGGTTAGCCACCAGTGCCACCCATAGCTTTAGTAGAGATATCCAGGTCAATGCCCTCTAGCCTGATACGCTGGGTGCTGCTGCTGTGGCTGAACTCGTAGCCCCGGTGCCGGGCGCTCCCAAGCTTTAGCAACGCGGGGTACTTGATGCTCAAGTCCACGGGGCGGTTGGCGCTGAAGGTTTGCCAATCGTCATCGCTATAACGTACGTTGAGGGTGCTGGCGCTGGTCGTTTGGTCCGCAATGAATACGAGCCGCTTGTGACGCTTGCGGTGATGGGTGCCGGCATCTACTAACTGGAGGCGGCCTTTCCACAAAATAGCGTTTGCCTCATCAGCAGATGTAGTGGGATCAACAATCAATATTTGACCCGTTGTAGCATGTTGCAGATAAGCCGAGCCCTCCAGAAAAGTTCCAAACTGTCCCCGGTACTTAATCTGGCTCCCAGCTCCATTGTCACTGGTCCACTCGTTCCAAAGGCCGCTATGAAAATCGAAAACTAGCGTCCGGCCATTTGAAGCTAATTGAAGTACGTAGAGAAAATGTCCTTGCATACTCAAAGAGTAAGCATTAGCAGAGGGTAAAGCGGAGCCTTCCGCAACTAGAATTCTATCAATATGAGGGTTAGAGAGTTTCTGGAGCTTGCCGTTGAAATGATGGACGCTAGGGTTGCCTCCCGGTTCCTCTGCTACCCACGTGAAAGCGTCCCGAGTTTTCACAACAGTAAAAGGGGCCTGAGTGCCCATTTGAAATGCGTAGGAGAGCACTCGACCTAGGGGGCTGCCCGTAGGGTTAGCCACATTCTCGAAGAATTCGGTGCTTCTTTCCCCGATGGCTACGATCAGATTATTGAAACGTGTAAGAGATTTAATCTTGTCTCCATAGAGTTCGGCGCTAATTTCATTGGTGGAAACCCATGAAGTATATACTTCCAGATCGCTATTTCGAATTTGCCCGGTAGTGTTGGCCGCAAACAAATAGCCATCCATGAACACAAAACCTACCGTGTGGGGGTCTGGAAAATCCACATCAGTAATAGTCGTAACAATATCTGCCGTGGAGATGATGTAGCCATCCACCCCGTCGCTAAGGCTAAGACTTATTGTAGTCCCAGCGGTAAGCTGTTCTTCAAATTTAACCGGGCCAGTACTTGTAGCTAGGGTAGCAAGGGCCGTTGTGCCCGAATAAAATAGATTCCCTACCACAGAATAAATTTTGCCGTTCCAAGCATAAATGCCTCTGCCGGTGCCGTTGGCCACATCAACGTTTTGCACTAACCCCGGGCGCGAAAGCACCCTATACTCGCTACCCGCAACCGCCGGCTCTTCGTTCTTCTCAAAGAGCGAGTTGTAAAAGAGTCTATCTTTAGTGGTCGTGATGTCGCGAAGCGAAGGCTGGCCAATCAGGGGGATGCGCATCCGAGCTCCTTAATGGCTGTAGGCGTCAGACAAGATGTTGTAACTGACGTTGGCCCCGAGGTCCGTTATCAATTCCGCCGACTTGTGGCCCGTCCTCTTGAGGTTAAAGAGAGCCAGGCCCGCTCGCTGCACTAGGAGGGGATTCACCATGAGGTCCTCGTACTCCGGGGATAGTTCGATAGCTAGGTTTAGGCTTAAGGCCCGCTGCCAACCCGGAGGCATGGAGACAGAGGTGGCCAGAGAGGCGAACGTGGTGAAGGGAACCTGAGCGTCGAGCGTCACTGTATAGACTTTGTCCGGCGTGCCATAGAACCAGAGCTTGCCGTTGGGGTATTCGGAATCGTAATAGACAACTTCGGGCCGGAATTGGAGACTCTTGTTCAGGATGGCCCGCCAGCGGTGCACCTCATCGAGGATCAGCAAAGGGTAGTCGTTGGAGCCGTCTGTCAGAGTCGCTGCGTCGATCCGGATTGGCCGGGTGGCGTTAAAGGTAGCCCCCGTTCCGATGGTGTAGTTGTTTGTACCGGCCACCAAGCTGAAAGGGCCCTGTGTCACTTGGTCCCACAGAAGGAGCTGCTCATTGGACCAGGAGTCTAGGAGATCGTTAAGGGCAGTGAGACCATCATTACGTTGGCCCGTAGTGGGCGTGGCCCCACTATCAGAGTCATACACCCCTAGAAGACGAAGTGCGCGGTCGATGATGTCTTGAGCGGTAGCCATAGGAAAGCCTAGTGTGAGTGAGCACTAACACTATAGCACTTAGAAGCCCAAAAAAGAAGCCCCGCCGAAGCGGGGCTAAGGAATAAGTGGCGAGGAGAGGCACCACCCAGTTAAAGAATACTACACTATCTCGGTGAAAGTCAACGTACCCGTTACCGCCTCGGCATGAGCCGTTGCTTCGGTGAGTTGAAGCTCTAGCTCTGCTCGGACATTTTCGCTGATGTCCTGATTCTCCACCACCGGGTATCCGTCGACCACGAGGGCGTCAAGGACTTCGATTGCGGCGAATAGCAGAGTTAATCTCCGCGTGTACTGTGCGTCGGCGGCGGCTAGGGCTGCGTAGGTGTCTGAGCTGAGGCCATCCAACTGTTGAAAGTCATGGATACCCTCGACCTGGAGACTTAGGCCCTCGTGTGCTAGCTGAAGCTCTGCCCGCAAGTCTTGAAGAAGGGCCATAGGTTAGCTCCTTACGGCACTACAGCAAAGGTCAGGGTCCCGGCAACAGCTTCGGCCGCCAGAATCTCGATGTCTCCGAGGAGCACCAGCTCGCGAACTTCGCCCTCATCGAGGTCGGCGTCAGCGCGAACACGGAGCTGAACAGTACCTACTGCGAGAAGCGTCGCAATACCGTTGGCGTCGATGGTGGCCAGGGTGGCATCGCTGGTTTCCCAGCCGATGATGCTGTCCACGATCGTAACGTTACCGGCGGCGTCGGTCCAAACAGGAGTCCCTTGAATGACAGCACCAATAGTAAAAGATTGAGCCATTTGAAATCCCCCTTTGAAGGGTCAAAAAACGAAAAGGGAGCATAACGCTCCCCCTTCGGCTTGTCAATGTTAAAAAGTGTTACGTTGCGTCCATGCAACCGGAACCCAGCTCTTGACAGTCCCCGAGTTTAGATGCTATGCTCCCCGCACCCCCCGGGGGTGCATTCCGATCAGCAGCAGTATCGGTGTGGCCGGGTGCAAGTCCTTGCTTCGACAGGCTTTTCTTCGACAACTTCTTCTTCGTCGTCAGCGCTCAGGTCCATCTCGCCCAGTACTTCCAGGCATTCGATGGCATTAGCGACGGCTTCCAGCTTGGCTTCCAGACTGGCGTAAGCTTCGTGTAGTTCTTCAATCAAATCATCAATTAGAGACATAGGAGGGGTCCTTTAAGTGGAATGTGGGGGAATAAAAAAGGGCAGCCGAAGCTGCCCTCAGAGTATAGCAAAGTCTGTTTAGGATTGGATGCGGCAGGCAAACTCGGGCCGGGCCACCACGAAACCGTACAGCACGTCGACACGGGTCAGCATGCGATCATTGATTGTGTCAAAGTCGCTGATAATCCGCATAGACATGTTGTCCATACGAGCGCGGTAGGCTTGGTCCGTGCCACGGGGCAGTTCCAGATCGGCCGCTACGAAGATGGCGCTTTCCTTGTGGAAGGCCATGCCCGTCGGGGTAGCGGTGGAAGCCGCGCCCAACACCGTAATGGCGGCGTTGTCCGGAATAGTGTTGGTAACGCTGGTGACGGTTTGTTGCGCTCCCGTGAAGATTGGGGAGGGCTTGACCGAAATGTCACCAGTACCTGTGCCACTCGAAGAAAAGTCAGCTTGCACGACGAATTGTTGAAGAACGCCGGTTGACTTCTTAGTTTCCGGGTTCACTTGGTAAACCGTAGCAAACGTCAATACATCACCTTTCTTCAGGCGAGCGGCCGCTGCGGCCGTCCAACCATCAGTGGCTACCGTGAAAGCGGCGTACGGATCGGTGCCGGAGCTGGAGTGAGCGCCATTCACCAGCGGTGTACCGCCCAGTGGGCCAACCGTATGAGTGTTGACATTCTGGTCCATCCACCAGTTGAAACCGGCGGTGCGGCCCATCATGCCTTCTTCGTATTGCTCTTCGATCTGGTCGCTGGAGTGGAACAGACCCTTGAGGGCGTCAACGATTGTGGCTTCCATGAGCGGGTTGATGACTATGTGCCGTTGGTTGTCGCGAGGCGTAGCGCCATCGCTCAACTTAACACCAGCATTCAGGTAGGTCAGGAGAGTGCTAGGAACGGTGCCGGGGGTGCCGACAGCGTTCGAGGTTCCCTGATAGAACTGGGTCAGCAAGTCGTAATCAACTTCGCTGGCCAGCCGGCGGACAGCCGGGGCAATGATCCGCTCGCTGAAATCGTCCAAAGAAAGAGCCAATTCATCGCTGAAAAAGCTCATCGGAACGTGCTTTTGGGTTGCGACAGTCAGCGATACCTTGTTCTCGATGGTATCTTGGGGGGTGATGGTCCGGCCCGTTCCGACGGTGTACTGGTTGGGAACGCGCACCCGAAGGGTGGAGCCAATCTTGGCGCCGCGGTTGCCGAACTCGTCATCGTACTGGCGCATAACCAGCTTGGGGATGACGACGTTGTTGCGGAAGATCCGCAGAGCTTCACGCGTGATCTTGTCGATTGTTAACAGGGTGTTAGCCATGGTACAGTATTCCTTTCAAAGGGTTAGGTAGCTGGCCTAACCCCTTGAGGCTTGGCTAGCCGCGACGACGCTTGCGCGCCTGTTCGTTACGTTTGTGAATCCACTCCTCATCGCTCATGTTATCGGCCAAGACAGTCTGCTTAGTGGCCCCCCGGAGAGGGCTTATGGGGACTGGAGCCTGGGAGACTGCTGGGGCCGCAACCTTGGCCTCCAACATGCTCTCAATGCGCCCCACTTCGCGGGCTGCACTCGCGACATCCATTTGGCGGAGCCGGAGCAAATCCTTGTAGTTTGTTGCCAGGTGGTAGGCGATATCTGCGCCCATCGGGCTCTGGAGTACAACTTGAGCCAACGCTGGGGTGTAGAGGTCTCCAACACCTTGAATTACATCATCATAATCGCCGTAGCGTTGGCGGGCCCCTTCCTCCATGGAATGCCAAGTCTGTTGGAGGTTGTGACGCAGGCTCTCAAGCCGCTGGTTTTCTTGGAGCTTAGCCGTTGAAGTCTTTTGCTGTTCGGCAATCTCCCCTAGAATTTTGGAGCGCTGCCATTCGGCAAAGGCTGAGGCCCATTCGGTGTCGTTCCCGTAGTTCAGACGATCTGGGGGTTGGACTTCGGCGGGCTTGACCGCAACAGTTAGCTTTTGCTCTATGCCGTCCAAGCGCTCCAAAAGACGCGCGTTTAGGGCATCTAGCTCGTAGTTCCGACGGGTAAGCTCGTCGAAGCGACGTTGTGCAGACGATTTTGATGGTTTAGTTTCCGCACCCGGGGCGGCAGGAGGCGAATCTTGAGCTTCAACCTGTTGAGGCTCGTCGGGCGAAGTGATAGGTGGAGCTTGGCGCACCGGGGCTGAGGCCGGGGCAGTGTCTTGACCTTGAAGGTCGTCAGCTAGTAATGTCATTGTAAGGCCTTTTTAAGAATTGTCAAGTGAGTACTCACTAACCCAGTGAGCAGGGTTTCGGGCTAGAGGACTTCCTCTAGGAGCTCCCAAAATTCGAGGGCCTCCTGTTGGTGTAGGCCAACGAGGAGCTGTAGATAGTCAACGTAGAAGGGTGGCGGGACAAAGCCGAGGTCCACTTCCATGAGGCCCAGCAGGTCCACCAATGGAAGGGACCGCTTGGCCAGCTTGGCGATGCGCTTCTGTGCCAGCTCCGGAATCTGAGCTTCGAGGGCTTTTTGGCGCTCTACCTGGAGCCGGCGGCGACGTTTGCCGGGGCCTCGGATATGCCATCCTCCGGTATTTTCTTCAACAACCGGTGGCTCGGGGGCACCGCCGCCCCCCATGTTCACATTGCCGAGGAAAATATAGAGAAGCATGGCCGGCCTAGAAGGGGATCACGAGCGTAGCCCGCCCGAGCTGAAGGAAGTACCAGATCTGGTAGATTTCGTAGGCAACAAAGCCGATAACGCCCAAAGGAATGAGCAAAAGCAACCAACGCTTCATACGTTGGCCTTTCGAGCTATAAAGTTGAGAAAACGGGCCGTAAAATCCCGAAATGTAGCTGCATTGGCAGCAGCAAACGTTGCAGCCTCATCAGGAGTTAATGCTACATAGTTTTGGAAAGCCGCACTTGCTTTAAAGGTTTCCCAGTGAGTCTTGAGATTTTCGGGAATTGTGGATTCCAGGGGCGTATTGCCCACCGCCAACCACTTCAAGTAGCGTGGATCAGTCTTGGCCATAATGCGACCTTGGCGTATTTCTGCCACATTGCCGTCCGGTAGAAGCATAAAACTCATTTTCAGTCCCCCTTACTCGTACCACACATCACAGCGACCATTTGCACCAGCAGCACCGTCGCCTCCTGTGGAATTACCGCCCCCTCCACCACCACCTCCACCGCCAGGAGCACCACCCGCCCCACCAGCACCACCCGTACCACCATCATTACCGCCGCCGCCACCCCCAGCAGTTCCACATCTCAGGGTGGGGACCGAAGAAGCTGTACCTGCTGTGCCTGCTCCACCATTAAGTGCTCCGCCAGCGCCGCCGCCTGCCTGAGTAGTGGTGCCAGCGGCTCCCCCATCACCTCCTACTGTATCAGCGTTACTGCTTGAAACAACACCCCCTGAGCCGCCACCGGGGCCACCCCATAGGGAGCTGCCCCCGCTGCTTTGAGCGGTGGTACTGACACCTCCACCAGCAGCCCCCCCGTATTCACCAAAGCTGCCTCCCGTGGCATTAGCGGGGCAGCCACCTCCTCCGCCGCCACTACCCCCAACTGTTACTGTGTCTTGGGGTTCACCACCGGTGGAAGCCGCCGTACCTCCATTTCCTCCCGCAGAGCCGGTGCCTCCACCTGCCCCACCTGAATTAGCAGCTGTAGTGCCACCCAAGCCCCGCCCACCCGCAAAAGCTGTCAGTAGGGAGCCAAAGGTTGTGTCCCCCCCAACAGTGCCATTTGCGCCGGCGGCCGCAGCGCCTCCTGCTCCACCCGCACCGCCGGTTCCGATTGTTACAGTAATGCTGGTGCCCGCTGCTCCAGCGTCAGCACCTGAAAATTCAACAGTAGCCCGTGCCCCACCACCACCACCACTGCCCCCTGCACGTGTGCTGCCCGGTGTGGCCCCCCGTCCACCTCCGCCACCAGAGCCAGCCCCTACAGCAGCCACCCGCAACAAAGATATACCAGGGGGCACAATGAAAGAGCCATCCGCAGTAAAGGAGGCTACACCCCCGTTCAAAAGAACAGTATTAAAGCCGGTGCCATCGCACTGCACCAACCGAGCTTCTTGGCTATAAGTAGTGAGCGTAGTCAGGCCATCAAGAGTCTCGGAGGCATTGCCATCATGAGTAATAACACCAGTGCCACTATTCTTGACCATGCACCACCACCCAGCGCCCAGCGTTGCCGCCGCAGTGTAGGTAAGGGTAAAGGTGCCACTCGTACAGTCAATCAAGTTGCCGTGATCGTTGGCAACAATGGTGTAAGCACCTGTTTTGGTGATGCGCGGGATGCCCGTCAGCAAGCGCAGCGAGATTTTCTCGTTGCCCGTGTCGCCACTATTCGTGGTTACAGTG